CTTTTAAATCTAATCCCGCAGAACAACGCAGAGTTTGCATTCTGGGTTGGGAGTGATACTGGGTATGTGAATGATCCGACGGAGATTGTGGTATTCCGTGAGTTCATAGCCACAAAAGGCATAGAAGTCACAAAAGATAAAAGAATGGAATTGGTATTAAGAGTCCATTGTGAACATATCGCTTACCCGATTATTGCAGAGATACTGGCAACGATTGACAGATATTACAAACCATCGGGCATGGGATTAGATCATGGGGGCAATGGGATGAGCATTTTACAGGATTTGCTGCATTTAGATAAGTTTGCGGATCTCAATTTAGATGAACGGATTGAAGGGATAGATTTTGGGTCATCTACCATTATCGGCTACCGGGATGATGATAAAACCAAACCATTGAAAAAACGAACAAAAGAGTTTATGACTACACTCATCGCCAAACATCTCCATGGTAAGAAATTGTTATTCCCATTGATTGATTCTGTCATTGAAGATCAGTTTACCACCCACACTTATACGTTGAAAAATGGCAGGGTGATTTATTCCAAAGGGAATGACCATATTATCGATGCGGTTCGGTGTGCCATGTTAGCCAGGGAGAAAAAACAATCTTTAGAGATGATGATGAACCGGGAAGTATGGGATATTCCCATGCCGGTTGCCACAAATCCAATATTTTGAAAGTAGCCACAAAAGGCACAAGAATGAAGGGAGTCGAGTAAGGATGCCAAAAACGAAACAAAAGCCCACAAAAGCTAAAACAGCCGGCTTATTCGCCACAGCGGAACAGATTGATAGTAGTGTATTTATCCCAATCAGTCAGGATACGACCGTTCCGGCAAGCTGGGAAGATAAAGCACGTCAATGCTGGAATTATTATTTAGAAGAACCATTGGTAAATAATGTGATTAACACTTGGAGGACTTTCGCTATTGGTGATGAGATCCGGGTCAGTGTAGGAGATGAAGCAGTCAGGGATGAAGCACAAAAACTGTTTAATGATCTAAAATTAAATACATTCGTAAAGGATATGATTTTGCAATTACTCATCAAAGGCGATGCAGTTGCTTTTAAAGAATATTCTAAAGATGGGAGCAAAATAGAAAAAATAACCTGTGTTAATCCGGTGAGTGTCAAAGTCAAATATGAAGACGGGGATTTAATTGAAGCGAAACAGGTAACTCAGAACACAGATGGCAATTTAGGCAAAGAGATAAAACTCCCAGTCAAACAATTAAGCCATTTTAAATGGAATGCTCCGGAGTTTTCTGATCGGGGTAATTCTATGATTATCCCGGCATTTCATGCGATCGGGCTTCTTCGTGATTACAGAAAAGCAGAAAGGGCTATTGCAAAAAGATGGACAACTCCTTTAAGGTTTATTCAAGTCGGTGGGAAATATGGGGATAAGGTAATTATGCCGGACCAGAAAATGTTAAAAGCAATTCGAGATCAGATTAATAAAATGGATTTAAAATCAGGTCTAGTGGTTCCGTTTTATGTGAAAGCAGAGACTTATGGCAATGAAGGTCAGGTATTAGACACTGAAAAAAAGGTAGCAGAACTCAAAGAAGATATCCTGGTGGCACTGGGTTTAAACAGAACGTTGGTAACAGGTGACGGTCCAAACTTCGCCACAGCCAATATTGCAATGCGTAAGATGATTATCATGCTCAAAGAGATTAAGCAGGTAGCCAGAGACATGCTGGCATGGATATTTGATGATTGGAAAGAAATAAACGATGTAAATGAGAGTGTTCAGTATTTCTTTTCTGATATGGATTTATCTGATGAAAAAGAAGTTCGCAAAATGCTTATTGAACTTTATGACAGGAATTTAATATCTAAAAATACACTGCAGACCAAGATGGATTTAAATCCGCAGATTGAAAAAATAAACCGCCAGCAGGAAAAGAGTATTGTAGATATGACTTGGGATGTGAAAGATATTGTTTCCATGGTGCAGCTTGGGATTATGTCGGTGGAAACTTCACAGGAAATTTTAGGGTTAGATCCATCACAGGAAGGAAAAAGAGCCAAGCAGTCTGCACAGGCTGAAATAGACGAACTCTATTCAAATGGAGACGTATTTGAAGTTGAGCAGAATGCGAAATTCCCGAATGAAATTCGGGATACAAGCACCCGAACTCGTTTCGGGGAAGAAGAAGTTTGTGGTAACTGTGTTTATTGGGATGGGAGCAAGAATCATTGCACCGTCCACATGATCGAAAAAACGTTTGATGACAACATCTGCAGACAATTTTCATTAGGAGAATTGGATGTCGACACAAGCGCAGCAGATATTATCTGAAACCCTAAAATCCTATAAAGCTCGAAATTTGTATACCGAGCAACAGGTATCTGGGATGGTGGAACTTTTAATGAAAGGTGAACTCTCCATCAAATCCCAACTGGTTAAATATTCTGAAATTGGTGATCTCACCCCGGGTCAGAAAGTATTTCAGTCCAGACTCAAGGGATTACAGAGTGATTTAACTAAAACAATCGCCCAAGTCAAAAAAGACCAGACCTTGCTTATTACCACCGCCACAAAGTCCAGTTTTCAAAGCGGAGTTCAAAATGGAATCTCGGAACTCAAAAATGCAAAATTCCCGCGATGGGATGTTTTGAACTCTAAAGATGAACAATTATTAGCAAAACAGGTCATGAGTTTAATTGACCGAAACGCTTTGGATTTTATGGTCAGGTTTAATATTCAGCTTGTGGGCAATGTCCATAAAGAACTTTTAAATGGGATCAGTCAAGGGGTCTCTTTAGGCATCATTAAAGGCGATTCTATTGCAACAATCTCCAAAGGGTTGGGGAGTATCATTACAGATCCTGCAACATTCAGGCGTGCAGGCAAGACTGTGTTTAAGACCGCACAGCAAAGGTTGGAACTCATCACCCGAACAGAAACCCTTCGCGCACACAATCAAGGCAGACTTAAATTTTTCGACACCATAAACGTCCAGCGTGTTAAATGGATGGCGGTGGGAGATGAAAGGATGTGTCCCATCTGTGGGGGCTTGGATGGGAAAGAATTTAATATCGACAATATGCCACCGATTCCCGCTCATCCGGCTTGTAGATGCACAACCGTTGCAGCCAGAGCCAGAGTTTGCACAAATACTTTAAAAGCCTACAGTGATTTAAATATAGAATCGTTTTTGACAATTCCACTAACTGCTGTAGCTGACAAGAATGTGGATTGCATTTTAGTCCCAGAGCAGATTGAAGAGTTAGCCAAACATGCAAGCCAAGAAAAGTCCCTGTTAAACAAGATTATTCAAAATGGGAAGTACAGCTTACTCAATGGAAAGACACTCCAAAAGCTTGCTCAACAGCGTGGGATTGCAGTCACCCGAAGTAAAACCGATTTTATTAAACTCTTATCTCCAATTGAATCCCATCTTGATTTAGACACAATGACAAGCAAATCTTTGAAATCGCTTATGAAAAAACATCATATTTCTGTGCTTCGCAGTAAAGATGATCTGGTAAAACTTCTTAAAAAGTGGGATGAAGTTCATCAGGTTCAAATCCCGGACTTTCAAAAATGGTCGATTGTAAAACTGCGGGAGGAAGCAAAAGCAAATGGGATTTCTGTTATGCGAACCAAGAATGATTTAATCAAGATGCTGGATTCTATTGAACCGGGAGAATCTCACGCTTACCTAAAAGGAAATGCTCTTGCCAAAAAATTAAAAGAATACAATATCGGTAAAGTGAGAACGAAAGAAGAATTGATTGGACTTTTAAGTGGGAAAATTAAACAAGGACAGGCCATTTCCAAGGCGGGTGATTTAATAAAGAAGCAATTAGTTGACCAGATAAAAAAAGCCAAAAAGGAATTAGATGAGATTATAGACATTTTAAAACCTCATGAGATTATCGCTGACCCTGCACAGTTGGATGACTTTTTAAAATCCTATATCAAAGGCTATGAGATTTTAGCCAAAAATAATAAGAATCTGCTTCCAGACGACATGGCCGGATATATCGCCAAGTTGGACTCTCGCTTTGACACTTGGAATAATTACATCCAATCGTTGAAATCTGTCCAATTAAAGAAGATTGTAAAACAGGCGAATTTAAAAAAATGGCAATGGATGAACAAAGACGAGATGGTCATCATGCTTACTGCCAAGGATACAGCCAGCAAAGAAGCAGCCATGGAATCGGTTCTCATTAAATGGGAAAAATGGAGTCTCAAACATGGTGGGAAAGGGATTAAATCAAAACCCAAAACCACAAAGGTTGACATCTCCAAAGTGGAAGTTCCCAAGGTTGATGTAGGAAAACCCATTGGCTGGAATAAAGTGGACAGCGATTGGCAGGTATTTGAGAAAACACATCCGTTTAAATTTCAAGGCAGAGCTGATATTGATGGAGCTCATACCAAATATTTCTTTACTGATAATGAAGGCGACAAATGGCTTTTTAAACCGGTCAGCGAAACATTCAGGGCACATGGGGATGAAGTGGCTTACCGTATAGGAAGACTGATTGATGACAGGGCTATGGATGTCAGGTTTTTGGAATTAGATGTTCCAGGCAGGGGGAATATGAAAGGCTCCATCCAGAAATGGAAAACCGGGTTAAAAGAAGATTTTGATTTTAGAAATACCAACGTAAGCACACTCACTAAAGATGAATTAGGACAACTCCAAAGAGAACATGTGATTGACTGGCTTATTGGGAACCATGATTCGCATGGGAAGCAGTTTATTAGGCATAGTGATGGTCAGGTCTATGGGATAGACAAAGGACAGCTATACAAATTCATGGGGAAGGATAAACTCGACATTGATTACTGGCCGAACGAAAGGTGGGGAGAAAAAGAACCGATTTATAATACCCTCTTTCGGTCATTTCAGAATAAAGAGATGAATGTGGATTTGAATGCATCCCTTCATTATATCAAACAGGTTGAAAAGATTACGGATGATCAATTTTTGGAGATTCTAAAACCATACGCTGAAGGTCGCTTCGGAAAGAACAGTGCAAACATAAAAGCGTTTTATGAACAAGTATTACACCGAAAAAATCACATTAGAGATGATTTTGAAGAGTTCTATTCCAGAGTTTTATCAAAAAGAAATGGCAAAAAAACAAAATTCAAATTTGAATCACCGAAAAAACCTAAAACAACTAAACTGACCAAAGAAGCTGAAGAGATTGTAGATGATGCGGTGGAAGCGGGATGGCAGGGAAAAGCGTTACCCTTAGATGGGGATGATATTGAAGATTTAAATGGCCTTATCTATGTAGAGAAAATCAAAGGCAGCAGTAAACATCAAGTTAATTTAAGGATGAAGGTTAGACCCGATTCTGAAAAGAAAATCATGGCTATGCTGGATGAAAAAGAATTACTTCAGGATCTAAAGGATCAGCCGTTACTCGAAGATGAGTTTTATCAGGATGTTTTAAGGGGGGTCAAAACTTTAAACCACCATGTAAAGGATGGAGATTTTGCATATAACAATGAAATCTTGGATGCATTGATAGAGCATCAGGACAAATTAAAGAAACTCATGTCGTCTCAAGATAAAGAAGTGATTAAGATGGCAAAGTTTTATGCAAAAGAAATTGAGAAAATATTTGATGGGGTTCGGAAAAACAAAAAATACGCTGGTACCTTTAATCAGTATTTAAGAAAGGTTGATAAGAAAGATTTTAAAAAGCGTGAGAAACTAACATTTAAAAAACAGGAAGTCACCTACGTCCATAAACAAAACAAGAAAGGTGAAATCATCATTGATAAAACCAAAGACGATGATTTGAAAAAAGTGTTGAGAAAAGATCATACAAAAGACGGATTGGAATATAGAATTGATTTAGGCGATGGGGTGGAGGCGGTCTATAAACCGTGGAATGACAGTAATTATTACGCTCACCAAGGAGAGTTAGAACTTAAAATTATAGGGAATCCAAATAGTAAAACCATAGAGTCGCTTATTGACAAATTAAACAAATTGGGATTGGATGGCAGGTTGGCTTCAAAGACAGATCAGGAATTGATGTATTTACATAAACAGGCCTATTTGATTAAGGAAGATATGGAGCCAGGATATAAGCATCTCATAAATAAACTCAATAACTCAAGTGCCACAAAAGAACAGCGCATTAAAGCCATGAAAACATATTGGGCTTCAAAATTAGGCGTGAATGATATATCGAAGCTTCCAGAATATAATCCGTATGGAGAATATTCAATGAGTTCAAATGCTGCACGTAAAAAAGTATTTACTAAAACCGCCGGGTATAAAAATACATTCAGGTTTGATGTGAGTGAAAAAAAATTAGACTACGAACTTGGCAATTTGGGTCTTTATCATAAGGTTACTAATGGACGAGATATGATTAATACCATTGATGCGGTTCTTGCCAATAACGGTGCTTTTGTGTCCACAGTTGAGAAAATCAGGATGGGTGTTTCGGTTGGGGGAATGAGTCCATTAGATGATATGGGCAGTGGCGGTGCTTCTTACTTTTTTACACGGATCCGTAGATTGCCTGGGAGAAGTAAGTTCTCTGGTGAAGCTTATGAGGGTTCAGTGGGACTTTATTTTAAGAAAAATATGATTCGCAGATTAGATGCTATTACTTATGATTCGGATATGTATGGCAAGGTAACCGGAAGCACTGTTCGAGACCACCGATACCATAATACAAATATGTATAAGACGATTGGTCAAAGCGGAAGGTCTGATGAAACGATTTTTAAAAACTCGGTTACTTTGCTCGATAATATTGAGTATATCAATGTTAATGGCAGAGACAATAAAAACAAACTCGTTGCAGTTTTTAATAAACACGGAATCAAAAAACTACCGGATGGTCGTAAAATAGAAGACGTAATTTTGGTGATGGGAAGAAGGTAATGGATTTAAAAGACAAAATCGGAATCGAAAAGAAAAGAGTCAATGAATTGATTCAAAAAATGATGGATTCCAGTCGTCTGGAAACGACCAATCCTGACAGTGAATATCTAGTTAAAGATTGGCAAGATTTTAAAGGTGAAGATATTGGTGGTAAACTTGGAGTGTATGATTTTTCATCTCCCCATTTTAATAGAAAAAATCATGTGCTTACGAGCGTGTTAGATAGTTTCGAGATTGTGGAAGTCATTCCAATCATGGATAATACCGGCAATCTTAAATCTTATGAATATTATGGATACTGGTCGCCATTCTGGTTTTTAGAAAGCGGGTGGCAGGTCAATCATGCAGCGTGTTTTAGCGAGGTCATGCAGATTCAAGGTGGGATAGAATTTATAGGAACCGGCGATTATAAGGGTCAATACGATCTTATTCTTTCCACCATCGAAGTTGAGATTGATGAAAGAGATGCAGAGATGGTAAGAGAATGGAATACGTTTAAAAAAGAAAATCCCAAGAGATTAAAATTAGCACGTGAACAGGTAAGAGAAGAATTTGTGGATTCAATTATTCGCAAAGGATGGTTAAATGATGATTAATGAATTTAAGATGAAGCAATTCAAACTTATAGATGGCGAGTATAAGAAAATTGGCGTCTGGACTATGCCAGTTGACAGGATGAGTCTGGAGATTGAAATTGATGATGCATATCCTGACGACCAGGAAGAGGCTAA